TTGTTCTTCACGTGCTACCTTTTTCGGCGCACCCTTTTTATCATCGCCAAAACCTAATATAGTAGATAGTTCGGGCGTATCTTTACCTGCATGTACGCTAATAAGCCACTGCACGTAATGAGCCTTACGGCGTTCACGTAATTTGAACCCTTCGTACATTAACGAAAATTCACGGGGTGTTAAATCGTAAAATTGCGAGGGTGTTAGCTCTAAGAACGCATACGCCGTTTTCTCCGTTGCATCCCAATCTAACTCGCCCTCTTCATTTAGTTTTTTTGGTCACCTTCAACTGCGCCCTCTACTGCTTGCCCTTGTTGCACGCCTTTTAACAGTGTGCTTTCTGTAAATGCAGTTTCTAACGCCTTTGTAAGTTGCTCTAACGTTAAATCTCCTTCTTCAAACGCATCATCAAGTAAGTCTACAACTTGGTCAACGTTTTTGGTTTTGAAATCTTTTTCACGCTTTAAGCAAGCCCATAAAAACACGTTAATTGTTTCTAATTTGTCCATACCTTCTTCGCTTAGTACGTTAAATACACCTTTGTTATAATGTGTTTCTAATGCACGTAATGATTTGTAAGTAAATTTTAGTTCGTATTCTTTGCCCTTTAATGTAATGAATGCCATTGTAAATATCCCCTTATAATTTATATTTTTATCTGTATTTTATAATTTAAAAGGAGCGGTTACCCGCCCCGTTACGATTAGCCTGCTACTGGTGCTAATGCGCCTGTTCCTTGTAACTCAACGCTGTAAGTAGCTGAATCGTCATACTTACCTTCAAGGTCACGTGATGTAATTAACGCTAAACCTTCTTCAACGTCTACGCCTTCTTCTTTAATACGTACCTTAACTTTTGTTTTAGCACGCATAGCGTCTTTAAGCTTTTGGAAACCTGCATCGTCAGATACATAAATACCGTCTGCTGAAATCTTCCACTCACCAAAACCGTACTCAAATTCCTTGAAACCGTTTGTTAATTTGTTAGTAGTTTCAACCGTTTCAACTGATTCAGAAATAGTTGCCGACTGTTGCCCGCCCACAACGATAAAAGTATCGGGTGTTGCGCCTTCTACTAAAATTAGAATATCTGCACCTCTTACTGCCACATTAATTGTAATACCGTAGCATCAATATACCTACGGTGTTTACCCGTTTCATCTTCAACTGCTATTGGATTTATTGGTGTAATACCACCTATATCTACAACAAAGCTACCTACTACTTCACCTAAGTCTGTATCAAATAGTTCAATAGGTTCTTTAAGTAATACGCTTTTAATTTTGTCACCTAACTTAACGTTATCGGTATGCAACGTATTGTAAGCGCCAATTTGGAAGGTATATGTATCTTCTTCGTTTTGGCGTTGCTTGTCAAGCACACGTGAATGCGTTATTAAGTTTTCAACGGTAACAAAAGGTGAGACTTCCTTTTTTAAACTAACGCCACCGTAAATCCAAACTACGTTAGTAACTTCGGGCAATTTAGCTTTTAAATGCCTAATAATGCTGTACTGTATGCTATGAAGCATGTTAGCCACCTCGTAATGCTTTTCTAATATCTGATTTTAATAATGGTTCGTGTTTAGTAATGTTATTACGGAAGAAACCTTTTTTCGTTTTATGTTCATACTCTTGCACTATTGCGTACTCTACGTTTGTGCCGTAGCTACGTTGCATAGGCTTTGTTTCTTGCGGTATAATATCAATACTGTTACGTAGTTTACCTGTATCAACAGGTGCAGAAGCTTTAGTGTCGTTTACCATTAATAAGGCACGCCGTTCTACCGCTTCATCTACTTTTTGCTCTAATTCTGCAATTTGGTTCTCCGTAAGCTTACTGAAATCTTTCATACCTTTAGTTGATACAAATACATTCATTCCCATTTACGTCACCCTATGCGCAACGACTTCATATCGGTTAACCCCGCCTAAACCTTTCGGCTCGATGCTATAAATTGCGTACAATATGCCATTTATTTCAAAGTTATTTACGCCTGCTAAATCTACATCGCCATCAAACGTTACAAAAATATCGCCTACGTCTAATGCAATACCGCTAACAACCATCTTTAAGCCTGCTACCTGTGATGTAAAACCTTTAGCAATTGCGTACACCATTTCATCGTTTGTAGTAGTAATTTCTTCTTGCGTATACGGGTCTACGGTAGTAACCGTTTCCCTTTTTAATATAACGGGCTTTTTACGCTTATCCGTTAAATCTTCTCTATTGGCTTTAATAATTGCAATATCCTCGTCAGATAATAACAACGTAAACACCCTTTCTTTAAGTTAATACGTACGTAGTGTAGCTTGTGCAGTTTGGATGTGGGTTTAGCACTTCGGGGTCTGTAGCAAGGTAAATACCTTCGCCCAAACCATACCTATCAATGTGCTCCATTTCTGTACATCTATGCGTAGGTGAATCTGCTTCTCCACGATGTATCTGTAATGCTTTTACTACGTTACTTGCCTGTGCCGTATATGCGCTTGCTGTACGGTAGGCTACATTTCCCTCGGTAATAACAAGCCGTCTTATCTTCCATGTTTCGTTATCATGTACTTGGCGCACATTAGCAACAATGCTGTTCACGGACTGCCCTCGAATTATTCCACTCCGAATTACTTGCTCTAACGTATTACGCTGTGTCTTTGCTAACTGCCAAACACGGTTAGATAACACTAAACCATCGTTACCAAAACGATTAACAACGTACTGTACAACACGTTCGCTAATACGGTCAAATGCCCCACCGCCAACAATAGCACCCTCTAAACCACTTACGCCTTCTTGTAACGCTTGCAAGCTACCTGTTAAGCTGAAATCTGCTGATTTCGCTATAATAGAGTGTAATGCATTCATACCTACGGTATTAAGCTTGTTCTCGTATGCATCTAAATCAGTTAAAAGCGAAACAATACGGGTTTTAGCAATAACATTATCGCTGTTAGCCTTTTGCATTAGTTCTAATGTAAGTTCATCACGAACACGGCTTATTTCTTCTACTGCAAAACGTTGCAAGCTTGCATTTATACCTTCATATTGTTTAGCAGTTTCTTTAAGTAAACGTGCCATTAATGCCTGTCTTTCAGCGTATGTTTTCGCCATCCCTATCTATCCGCCCTTTCTATCGTAGTCCATCTTGTGCTTATACCGCCTACGGTTACTGTGCTTGGGTTGTACGTTGCGTATGCCGATTGAAATTCGTTCGCCATCGCAATATACTGCGTAACTAACATTGTTTTATCTACCTGTTCATCACCATCAACGTAACTGAAATAATGCGCTACTGATAACGCAATACTTCTACACCCTACAGATTGTGCTAATAAAAGTACAGCACCTACTTCACTTTCAGGCACTTCCTCAACGGTTAAAACCCCATGTAGTAAAACTGCATCGTCTAACCAACTTTCAATATCATCTGTAGTAACGTTTGGTACTTTGCTGAACTTGTTTGTAAGGCGTGTAACTAACGTAGCTTTGTCAGCCATCTAAAACACCTCAATCTTCTTTTTTCTTTGTCGCTCGTTTACGTGGTACAGGCTTTTCTTCTACTTTAGCTTTCGGTTCGTTAACGATTTCAACGTAACCAATTTTAACTAAGTGTGCTACCTGCTTTTCTTCTAATTCAACCGTTTCGCCTTTGCGTTTACCTGCTACTACGGCGTTAAGTACACGTACTTTTTGTTTAGCCATGTAAATCCCTCCTTAGTAAAATAAAAAGAGCGGTTTTACCCGCCCTTCATTATTATGCAGTAAATACGTCAGCGTGGAAAATTAAGTCAGGCTTATTAACCACAGGCGCACCGCTTGCTACTGTACGGATAATGGATTCGATAGGCTCGTCTTTATCCTTTGCAGTTAATGCAATACGTGGCTCGAAGTTACTTTCTACAGTCGGTCCTAATAGGAAGTTACCTACGCCTTTAGAAAGCATTACTACACGGTTAACAGGGAAGAACTCAATATCTTCGTCTAAACCTGTGTAAATATCCTTAACTGTTACTTTGCGGTCTTTGATAATTTGAATCGTTGGGATTCCGTAGTTATCAAGTACTGCATTTAGTTCAGCTTGTGATACACGTGTAGAGCCTGTTGGACGACCTGCTTCTACAATGATTTGTGAGTTAACAAGTAATTTACCTTGTGCTTCACGGCTCATTAGAATTACGTCAGGTGATTGCCCGTTATTTTTTTCGTAAATTGCAACAAAGTTTAATAGGTCAGCGATAGCATCGTGGTCTTTGTTATCCCAGTCATCGTCCGTTGGTAACACTTGTTTGTGTTCCGCAGGTACACCGAAATCTAAGCCAACTTTTACACCATTCTTGTTATATGTGAAAGTACCTTTGAAAAGTGCTTCCGCTTTAATAACTTGAATACGGCGTTGCATAGCTTCAATTAGTGAAGCAGATTTAACAGTTAATTTATCAACCATAGCTGATTTTTCGCTGTTAGAACGTGCTTGGTGTAGTGCAAGTAACTCTTCCTCTGTAGCGATATATTTCAAACCGAATTTAGCGATTTCGCCCATTTTAGAAGCAACTGCATCACGGTCTACTACAGGTGGTTCAGCACCGTATCCAATCATTGCCGCGATATGTTGGTTTTGCTTAACAATATCGTATGCGAAAGTAGTAGAGTAAGTTGTTGAGTTAGGTAAGAACGTATCTACCTGTGTAGGTACTGCCGAAGCAACCGTTTCATCAACTAAGCCACGTAGAGCGGGTTCTTGAAATTCTTGTAAATGTGTAATTCCTGCCATTATGTTTTCCTCCTAAATTAAATAAATTGATTAAAATAAATTTTGTTATACATTGCTATATTGTAAAGGGCATCTTGCGGAGAAGTAATTACTTCATCCGCTATTAGATGTTTTTTACGAAACGAATGTTTGGAACTTTAGTTTTAAATAATGCTGTAACTGACGCAGGTAATTTTGCATCGTAAACAGAGCCACGTACAATTACTTCACCAACGATAGTGTCAGCAGTACCTTGTAATACGTCAATGTTTAGGATACCGAAATCGTCATAGTTAGCTACGTTAGCATCTACGAACTTAACCCATTTTCCAGTAGTTTTATCACGTGCAATTGCTTCACCTAATGCGTATGCTACACCGCCTGTTAAAGTTGCACCTGCTTCTACAAATTGTAGGTGTTCAGAAGCTAAAATGTTTTTTCCGCCTTGAAATGCTGTTTGTGACGTTTGTAATGTGTAAGCCATTCTTTTTTCCTCCTAAATAGTAGTTTTGCTTGGCTTATAGTAAGCCTTGCTCACGTAATTTTTTAATACGTTCCCTACCCGCTTCATAAGCATCAACAGGTTTAGGGTCTTGCTTGCGTGGATTCACCGATGGGTTAATAAACCCTTGCGTTTTAGGCGGTAAATCTACTTTTAGTTCTTCGATAGAAGCTACCAATTCTTCTTCATTAGCGCCTTCAACAAACTTTGCATAACGCTTAATTTGGTCAGCATCGTAACCTGCTTGTGCAAGTAATGCATCACGTTTAGCTGTTAATGCTTCCGCTTTTTGCTGTTCTAAATCTTGCTGTAACGTTTCGTATAATTCCTTATACTTTTCGTTTTCAATTAGCGCTTTCTTTTCAGCTTCTTTACGTGCTTCTTCGGCTTTTTCTTCTGCCTTACGTTTTTCACGTACTAAGCGTTCTTTAATCAGCTTGTCTACTTCTTCCTGTGTAAAGGTTTTATCCGCACCTTTGGGCGTAGGGTCTACAGGGTCAGTAGTACCGCCTGCTCCACCGTTAGGGTCTTGCGGGTCAGGTTCTGAAAAGAATTGTAAATTTAGCTTTAATGGAAACTTAGGTTTAACTTCATCTTTAATAAACATTTTATATCCTCCCGTTTTTAGCTCGTCAGCTATTAAATTATTATCCGTCAGTTTAGCGACTTATCGTAGGTCAAAGTAAAAAGGCGAACTACTATACGGTAGTTGCGCCTGCTGTGCCTTTTGTCGTGCCTGTAGTGCTGTTTTGTGCGCCTGTAGCTGTATTGGTATTACCTTGCTGTTGCGTGCCTGTAGCGCCTGCGTACGGGTCTACCAACGCCATTGCTGTCTGTTTCTCTTCGTCAATTTCCTGTTTCTTAGCCTTGACGTTTTGAACGCCTAAACGTTGCATAGCGCCTG